GGCAACAGATGGTTTCGGATTACTCCGGGTGGCTGTAGCACACACCCAAAACATTTTGGCACACTTATTTATTACGCAAGCACATGAAAAAACAATAAACACAAACAATAAAACATTTGGCACACTTATTTATTACGCAAGAACAAGGAAAAACAATAAACACAGACAACAAAACATCGGCAACAGATGGTTTCGGATTACTCCGGGCGGCTGTAGCACACACCCAACCTCTTGGTATAAATACCCTCCGAGGCTCTCCAGAATCGCTCTCTTAGCACCTCCCACGTTGGGAATGGCTTCAAGTCGTACTCTGCGGTGAGACGATACGTTGCGATCACTTGCTTGAGGAAATCCACCTCCCGCTCAAATCGATCACGACCGTAGTAGAAAAATTCATCCACAGCACTACGCATAACCTCGAGCATTTGAGCTTCCTCCGAGATAGTCTTACTTGGGATGTTAACACACAACATCTTATGGATAGACTCCTCATCAAGAGGGCACAGATAAGCTCCAACATCTTCATCCCAGCGCCAAGTCCGCTTCAAAAACGCAACTTCCGAAATGTTGATGTATGGTCGCGAGACACTCTCCTTGTCCGCCATTGTGTACTCTACACCAATGGACGCAAGCACTCGCACCATTTCTGTGTGGTTGAACCATGGAATTGACTTCGACACACCCATAACATTGTCGTCTCCATACGTGAGCAAGGTAACCTTTTCCTTAAAGGTACCACATTCTTTCGTAGGATTCAACTTAATGTAACAATAGCGAAGATACAAAGCATTCACAATGCTATTGATAATCACCGTCAATGGGTGGCCAGACGGATTCGCACCATATGTCATCACAAGGTCACCATGACAATTGATGTAGGCATAGGCTGTATCTTCTGCAATGCCAAATACTACTAACAAATCAATCAGTCCAACCTGCGAACTTCAAGATCTGTATAATAGCATCATAGGCTGCCAAGATGAATTCAGCCGTCATCTTCTTGTCAAACTTGCCATAGTCTCCCGCAACAATCTGATCGTCACCAAACTTAGTCAAGTACTCACGAAACTCTTCCCACTCCAGAGACTGTGTCACACAACCTGGGGCAGCCTCAAACAACAATTTGTTCTCCTGAACCACTTTGACAAAAGACAACAAGTACTTACGCACAACAAATGACCAATCGCCTGGTGCGCCTGTGAACACTCTCACTTTTCCGGCGTCAATCTTAGCCTGTGCACGTGGCTCATCCTTCAACTGTCCACTGAATACGGGGCAAGCTCGAATTCCCTTTCGATATTTAGCCTCGATGTCCGCTGCACGCTGCATGATTTCCTCGTCGAACATCTTAGCGTCTGGCTGCTCTTCGGTGGGCGCAGGTGTCAAAAACCACTTCTTTGACTTGTTGAATGGTTCACCGATTGACGAATTAAAGTTCATCTTGTCAAGGTACTGCACACGAGCAATACCATTGATAGCTGCATGATCGGATATAATTCGCATGTTAGCCTTGTCACCCTCAGACAAACCAGCACAAACATCAGCGACATAACCGGCCACAGCCTGCTTGATGATACTTCGTGAAGCAATATTCTCTTGGTTCATAGTGTCCTTGTAGGCGAGATGCCAAGGGCGCCAATCAGACAAATCAGGACGACCGAACGGCACATTCCAGTTACGGATGCTCTTGATGTACTCACCACACAAAGTAGACCTCACCTGGGAACGTTGTCGCACGATGTATCCGGTGAATGAACCAAAAACAGTAATGGAACCTTCCTTTAGCCACCTCAATGGTGAATAATGTCTCAGAGGTCCAACAACTTTCTTGACAGTGTCACTACTAATGCGTGGAGCACTAGCTTGGATCAATGGTCGCGTAAAGAAGCCTCTAGCTCGAGCCAAGCTACTCTGAGTCAACTTCACAGCGAAAGCCATGTTCTTAGAACCGCCAAGCTGGTGCAAGCCAAGAATCACAACGGTTGGT